GAATTTCTAAGAGTTGCAGAATCTAAAAACATTTCGTTTGCAATCATATTTGCATAGTATGCATTATAATGTGTATTATATGCTAATATGTCCATAAGAACATCAAAAGATGATCCTTTAAAATTATAACCAACGAATTCATCCTGATTGGACATAAATCCCACTAGATTGTCTTTGATCTTTTGAAAATCTAATTCAGATACATTTAGTTTTCCTTCTGCACTTGCCATGTTAAGTTCTCTCCAAATAAACTTCTAAGGTTGTTTCTTTAATATCATTATCTGGTATATACTCAATCTTTATAAAATATGAATTATCACGTTCTCTTGCTTCAACAGTAACTTGTTTCACATTAGCCCTACTTTCATATCTTGTTATTGCATCTTCAATGGCCGATTCAATTCTAGTTTCAGTTAATCTCCCAAAAGGTTCAAATAAAAGTGCATTAAGTCCACCTGAAACTTCTGGTTGAAATAATCTTTCCCCCGCTTGAGCTCTAATTATATTGTTTATAGAACGATTAATTGCTTTAGTTTTTTTAACTGTTAATAGATCTCCATGAGCAGGATGTTTTCCAAAACTCATATCAAAATCTTTATATTCTTTTCCGTATGTTGTTGGCATAATTACTCTTAATATTTAGTTAAATTTTATAATAGACCCAAAACAAGTGCTAATAAATCTATTGGATTTTTACTACTACCTGCAGCAACTAATGCTTCACCTTCTGTTGCGACAAATAATATACCAGCAGCATAAGCATGATTAGGAATTCCTGTTGCGCTTTCTATTTCTTGTTGAATTCCTTTATTTCCCTCAAATTGATTTTTGATATAAAGTGCATATACACCCGTTGAAGGTAATGTAATTTGAAAGAAAGCTAAAAACTCATCTATGATATCAATTAATTCTTGTAAAAAGGCTTGTATTCCTTTTATCATATCTATTAAATCTTGTATAAATGCAGCGGAATCAGAAATCATTCCTTTGAGTTGTTTTACAAAGTTTTCTAGTATCTGAAAAAATTCTCCCCAACCAGGAATAATATCCTTAATCAGAATTCCTCCAAAATCTGGTGGAATAGAATCAGGAAGTTCTGCTAATACTTCCATAGCTATTTTTCCTACCTTTGGATATATTCTTTTAGGTTTAGGTAAAGTTGTTGTATTTTGTCCTTTTATGACATAATTAAGTTGTGTATCTAAAGTAGATTTTCCTTTCGATTCCATCTCATATACAGTATCACCAGTTATAAAGGGATTTAAACCATCTACAGTTCTAATAGGTTTTGCAACAATCGTCATATCAATCCATCTACCATCTGGATTAAGATCAATTACTTGATCTGCTTCCATAATATTTCCAACATCATCTGTAATAGAAGTGGTTTGAACAGTACTCATAGAAGAATCCACAACTGAATCCGCATTAACAGATATTATACTAGCAAGACCCCCATATACATGACCTCCTATAACATCCCCCTCTTCAAATGTTCCATAATAAGTATCTACCTGAGTTAATTTTATTTCAGTATTTGCAGGAGTTATTACTTCATTTAATGAATCTAATAATCCCTTGCCAGTAGCAATAGCAAATTCAGGAATATCAGTAAACATTTTAGAGAATTTATCAAATGTAGTGGCAAAAATTTCAAACGATGGCGCACCAATTACAATTGCAATTGCACCGGCACCCCCATCATATTCTAAATTTCCTTGAATATTCGGTTTTCCTACTTGAACTTTCGTGTTAATTGCAATTCTAGAAAGTTTAAAATCCTTAATATTAGATCCATCTTCTGCATCCTTACCAATATTATATAATTGTAAGCCGAATTCCTTAGTTCTATCCCATCCCGCATAAGAATTTCCATCTGAATCATATACTACAGTTCCAGTACGGGGAGATCCTGATACAGCACGAAATCTAGGAACATCACCATCATCGTCAAATGCTTTTGTAAATTCTTTGATCACTTGTTTAACTGTAAATTGAGGATATGGGCTAATCATAGAAAGAGGATCAACAGTAGAATTTTCATAAGGATTATATCCACCAGGAATTAATTTTCTTGGTGTTGCTAAATTAGGTTTTGCCTGACCCGAATCCAATTCTGCTTGAGTCGGTACAACATTCGTTTCTACATCATTATCAAACTCATCTTTAACTAACCACAATCTTTCTCCATTAAAATTCCTCAATTGTTCAAATCCATAAGTAAATGCGGGTGTAGGAGTTACATTTTTAACAAAATAAGGATCAACGTATAGATACCAAAATCCGGCGTCTTTTAAATCTTGGACTTGTTTAAGTACTTCATCCGCCAATTTATCTAATGCAATTAATAGAGGATTTATTTGTTGTAACATGGCAAGAATTTTAACAATTTCCATTGCTGCAGAAGCCAATCCAAGAGTGTCTTTTACTGTTTGAGCAAGAGAGGCCGCACCCTGAGCTAATTTTTGAATATCTCCAGCTTTAGCAATTTGATGAGGTTTCCATTCTGCTTTTGCCCTTAATAACGCTTGAAATTCAGCCATTTTTTGCCTTCTTTCTTTCTTCAGATTTTCGTTGACCTTCTAACATTCTTTCCCAACCTTCTTTTTTAATTTCCATCAAATCATTATACATAGTAGCAAGCTTCTTTGTATTATCTAGTAATTTTAATATATCTTCTCTACGAATTTCTGCAGGATGCCATTTACCATCTGTAAAATCCGTATTCTCGTTTGGTTTTTTTTCTTCAGCCATAATTAATACTCCTTATCTCTTCCACTTAAAATTTCATATTTATTTCGATCATCTTTTACTAAATCTACGAGATCAGATAATGCTTCAATATCCTTAATAATAGCTCCCAATAAATCAACATCTTGTCCTAATAAATGATTTACATTATTGAAAATTGCCCTACCATAAGGAAGTTGACCACCAGTAGTATTCGATGCTGGAATTGAACTTACTCTAATTGCAGGAGGATTTCCTCTTGATGCTGCTGAACCAGAATATGTTGGTACTCCAATTCTTGCATCCACTTCTCTTATTCGTTTATCACAATTATCTTTGAATGTTCCTAGTTCAGTAACAAAATCAGTCCAACGAGTTACCCCATTAATAGAACCAGTAAGAGATGCATAATTGACAGCACTTCCAGTTGCCGGAGATAATGCTGAAGGATTATATACTTTAGATCCCCTTCCACTATTATTAAAATCAGTACGAAATTGTGTTAATGCATTAAGTAAAAGATCACGATCCCCCTCTGGCTGAGATGCCAAATAAGTATCAAAATCTGCATCAGATATTCCAGTACCATTTGCATCACCAGCAGTTCCACCAGATGCGGTTCTTGGAGCAGCAGTTCCAGTAATAATCGGATCTCTAAATGCATCAACTGCCTGTAGTGCATCTACAGTAGTATTAATAAATGCTATATCAGCATTGGCAGTAGTTGCCTCAAACATATGTTTCTGGACAAAATTATAATAACATTGAAATGGACCATCCATATGATAAGTATATGCAAGAGTATATGAAGAAACCTGATTAGAAGTAGTTACATCAATAGTAGCTTGAACATGATTTGTTGTTATTATATTATTTGCTTCTAATACATAATATGTCAATACAGATGCATCTCTATCTCCTGTGCCATTAACTCCCCCTTCGGATGCATCCGGGCCCGTACCGATTCCTAAAAGAGTATCTGCATATGTAAATGCATCATCTGCTGGAACAGTAGTAGTATTAGAAGTAGAACAATCAGTAGATCCAATCGTAACCGTGGTGCCAGTAACCCTTGTTACAATTTCCGCCATACCCTTTCTTGGAGATATGTTTCTTGGTTCAGATTCGGAACTTGGTGGACTTGCCAAGACAGTTGGGGGATAATTTGGATCTGCAGGAGCATCTCCCGTAGTACCATAATCATACCCCCTATAACTTGCAGGAGCATAAAAATATTTATTAGCATTATCTACAATATAACGATATTCTCCAACAGTTTGACCAGCTCCATTCTTTCTTCCTTTATTCCATGAAACATATCTTCCACACCAAACATCCTTATTTCCCAACCCTGATGGTTGTGTTCCTGTAATTTCACCCCCTTTAGTTGCATATGCCTTCGTTGTACCTGCAGTTGCCGGTTTAATTGGATTCTTTTCTATATCTGGATAATTTACTTCATTAAATTCTTGTCCTGAAGAATCATATTGATTACTTCCTCCTTTGATTAAATCATCAGAACCAGCATTACCAGGATCAAAGAAATTTAAAAGAGAAATAAATTGTGAAGTATTTGCTACACATAAATCATGTTCAGAATTATTAGGATATGTACCTGCATCATCTCCCACAGGAGTCCAATTAGTATTAGCAACAAGCCCTTCTGCCGATACTTCTAATTGAGCAAAAATATCATCTTTTCCATGTCCGACAGGAACACTATTTACAGTAATAGTAACAGTTCCATTTGCGGTTGCCTTAGCATCATATGCCAATGAATAACTTGTTCCAGTAGAAACTGTTGCAGAATTATCTAAAGTTACTACTGTATCACTATCCCTTGTAACTACATTACCACCTCCACCAGTAAGAGTTAAAGTAGATCCCTGAATATCAGAAGGCCAAGTACCACTAACAAGAGTAACAGTATTTCCGGCTTGTCCAACTGTTCCTGTAGTATAAGTGATAGTTCCTAATTGTGCTTTATTATCAGCACCTACTACTGCTGACAATTTAGGAGCTCCACCCGCACCTTCAGGAATACCTGTGCCACTTACTACATCTTGCCATTTGATTTTTGCAATATCGGTTTCAGAAATATCAGTAAGTTCTATACTATCCGTTGTTGTAGTAGCAGTAATAGTAAATGTATTAATTTTATCAGCGTGTTTTTTTAAATAAAATTTCTGACCAAAAGAGGGGCCGACAGGAGTATAATCTGTATTACTCCCTTGAGACAATGACTCCATATCTAAAGTATTTAATTCATATACTCCACCTGCATTTTTAACTTCACAACTAACTACATTACATTTTGCCCAATGATAATTCCATGTATTTGCGTCCTCTTCACTAGCTACAGAAGATCCCCATGCTATTGTGTTCCCGAAAAAAACATCAACCCCATCTGGTGTAGTATAGGCATTCAAATTTCCATTTATATCTTCTAGTTCTCCTGAAACTCTAGATCTCACCAAATAATAATCAGTAACTTGAGTACTAAATGTATTTCCATCAATAGTTTGAGTTCCTGCTGTGTTCTGTAAAGTAATAGTAGTCTGACCATCTAAAGTTGTACATACAAATCCAAAAAATGAAGTATTCGGTTCAGTTAAAGTAAGAGCACCATTAACAGTTTCATAAGTTGGTAAAGTAAATTTCTCATAATCATCTTTAATGGCATGAGCCCCCATACATATCAATCTTTGCTTTGCTAAATTTTGACATATATCATGAAGAGAATAATTACCAGAAGAAGAAGTAAATTTCTGACATAATGCCTGCAGATAAGTTTGAGCGAATTCTCTTGATAATGCAATTGCACCAAGAACACTTGAACGAGCATCAATAAATTGTGGTTGATACCCCTCTAAATTTAATTTGGTTTCATTTTTCTTTTTTGTTATATTTCCAGCCATATATTTTTCTCTATGATAAAGGTCCCGAAAATGGTACTGGTGGTGCACCAGGAATTAACCCACTCACTATCCACGTTTTTGCCCATGTATCTAAAATACTTGCCAATTCATTAGCAAAATTAATACCAGATGGAGCATGTGCAGAAAACAATTTCATTAATTGTGGTGTATGTGTAGGTGGTGCTATAGGTGGTCCTATTTGTTGACCACTTATATAAGTCATCGCCATAGTAGACAAATGACTTCCAATTTGAGATCCTATTGCCGCACCCACTAACATTTGAGATGCAAATACACTTCCTATTCCTGCCCCGGCAGGAGCATCTACTACACTTGCAGTAGGAAAACCACCCGCATTCATTCCCATCATTAAATAATTTTTAAATGCCTTAGCAATATCCAATCCTGGAGTTATAGGCGTTGGTTGATATCCACCAAAAGTTCCTACTAATTCTGTAAACATTATTGCTTTAACTAAGGCCATTATTCTAAACTCATTCCAATTTTTAAAGATTTTAACAAATTCAACTGGACTGATGCTGGAGGCATAGGGGGCCCTGAAGGACCCGTTCCAGTTGGATGAGTATGGTTTAAAATTTGATCTACCAATTCTTTTAGAATTTCTCCCAAAGATGCCATTAAACCTTTTACTTTTATTTTTCCAGAAGTTCCGACAGTAACTTCTCCTAATAATCCAGACATTTGAGCTGCTCCCGAAGTCTTTAATGCTAAAGATGCTAATAAACCAGAAAGTTTAATATCACCAGCCAGTCCCAATTTCATCGTTGAAAGTAAACTAGAAAACTGAACATCTCCTAATATTGCAGATCCTTTAATTCCACCCAATCCTAAATTAGAATTTAACTCTATATCTCCAAGAGGTTTTAATGCAATTCCAGCTCCTAATCCAGCAAGACCTAAATTCATCTCTATTCCACCAGAAAGAAAATTATCCTTACATTCAAATCCTATTTTACCTAATGTTGCATCAGTCTTCCTTGAATACCCCATAGTTGCCATAGGCAACAATCCAAATATAGATTCTTGAATTGAGTCCGTAGCATTAACTGTTAATCCACCTCCGGCTTGCATTCCTAATGATCCCTGAGAATTCATACTCATAGAACCTGTTCTCATAATAAATTTTCCACCAACCTTTTTGGTTTCATCACCAGTAGTTTCTTCTGTTCCAGCAGAAGTTTTCTTCTTGAGGTTGAATTGATTAGCTTCAATAGTAAGAGTTTCCGTAGCTTTTATTTTTAAATTTTCCGCTTCAAAGTTAATCCACCCCAAAGGATTATTAACATTAAATCTACCCTTTTTAATTGCTATAGAATAATCACCTTCTACTTTATCTTCTCTTCGACCTTGAATAAAAGTTTCTTGATTCCCATCTATTGTTAAATAATCATTTGCTTCTATATGTTCATATCTTGAACCTAATATAATATCATAATAGTTATTAACTATCTTATCAACCTTGATTCCAGTAGGATGAATTTCTGTAAATGTTCCAGTACGATGATACCAATGTAATCTTTCCCAATTGGGCGTATCATCCATTTCAATAATATGTCCACTCTCTGTCTGGTGAACATGATTATATGGATAAATTGCATTCCAAGGAACTTTAGGTTCAGACCAAGACTTTCCACTTGCAGTAGCAATGTCCATTTGTCCTACTCTACGATTATTCATCTTCTCAAAAACAATTCCGGATTGTCTTGGATCACTTGTATCAGTATTTCCTCTAATACCCCTTGCTAATCTATTGGTAGTTGGTTCTTTTAAATAATTTAATTTTCTAGTTGTAGATATAGAAGTATTTGACAATCCTGTATCTGGAAAAGTTGATCTAAGTGGTTGTTCTACAACCTTAACTGTAAACTGTTTTGACTCAGCTCCTGTTATTAAAGATCGTACAATAGGCTCACCCTCAATAGTTGTAGTATCCGATATTGTAACATCTTGTGGTCCTTGCGATATATCAGGAAGTGAAGAATGAACAATGGTTGCGGGTTCTCTAGGTACTAAATCACCTAATGGGTTATATGCTAATTGTCTCGGGCCCGTTTCATCTGGAAATAATGGATGACCTATATCCCCTTCAGGTAATCTAGGATCAAGAAATCCTTGTCCACCTACAGTTGTCCCATCATTATTAACTCCCTTCGCATCTAATTCTGGAATACCACCAAGAGTACCAAAAAACATTGGTTCTTGTCCGGCTTCTCCATCACGATAAAATCCAATAACCCATGTTCCTTCTACTGGTCCTAATGGAGATGTGCCCACTCCTGTTTGACTAGCAGAAGTAATAGGGGCTACTGGATATGCCCAAGGTAAAGAAACAGTTGGTTGATCATTCTTATCTTCAGAGTGCCAACCCAATACCCTAATCCTACACCTTCCAAGATAAAGAGGATCATGGCGGTCTTCGACAACTCCTTGCCACCAAACAAATCCTTCTTTTCCCATAAAATTCGCCATAATGTTTCCCTTAATTAAGTTGGTGTATGATTAGCTCTTGGAGAATCAGCTGCACTAGTTTCCGTTCCAACTGATTTATTAAATGCATCTTTAATTGCTTCAAATTCTATAGAATATTTTTCTGTAGTAAAATGGTGTCTTAATTTGGTAATTAAATAATAACCACTCAAATAAGTATGATGTGCTGATTGAGTTACACCATCTCTGTCTTCAATATATTGAGTAGGCATCTTAAATTCGATCACATCTCCCACACATCTCGTAGATAACCCTGGAGCTTTAATATTTAATTTTATATTTTCAAGTTGTTGACTCTGTACCATCCTTGATTGCATCCATTCTTCAACCCTATTAGGAATAATATTTAATCCTTGTACAGGACCACCATGAATTCCAGAAGAACCAATGTCATCTTTAAATCTAACATCATGACCAAAATTAGAAGGATAAAATGAAATAACAGATTCAGGAGATCCTAATGCAAATTGGTTTTCACTACATAATTTTCCTTCGCCTAAATGGGTAAATTGATCATGAAAATTTCTAGCATCATCTGCAAGTTGTTTAAACTCTAAAGCTTCAGTTGCTGCTGCAGAATTTTCAGGATAAGTAACTTGTTGTTCTGTATTTTCAGGATGCATATAATTAAAATCAAGAGTCTCATATTTCATTCTAACTAAATCATGAGTAAGTAATCTATTAGAGTACATTCCATTTTTTAAATTATCAAGAACATCAAAATTAGAAGTAAAAAAATATTCATCAACTGAGTTCATCTCTATCGCTATATTTTTTAAAGGATCTCCTTCCATCTCTGCAGATTTTGCACCAACAACATAAACCTCTTTAACAGGATCTTCTGGAACATTAAATTCTAATTCATTTTGTAAACCATCAATTCCTTCCTCTGCTCTATATCCTGTTCCACCACCAGCCATAAGAGTTTCTATACATACAAAATGGAATCCTTTTATAGTCTCAAAGAAAACAAAACTTGATCCTCCTGCGTGTTTTCCTGCAGATACTGCTCTACCTGCTAAAAATTTAAAGGCCTGGAATGGAGTTTGATTTGGTATAATTATATTAGTAAGATTCCTAGTAGGTTCAATGAATATCTTTTTAGCAATTCTACCTCTCTCAAAAAATTGTCTATATATAGACTTAACTGAAGCAGAAATCTTTCTTGGTTCTTGAGTAGCAGGATCAAGAGTAGTTTTCTTAACTTTAGATTTTAAATTTATAATATATTCTTCAGATACTAAATGTAATGTATAAGTAAATAATCCTTCATTTATTTTCATAAAATCAGCAATCTTGAAAACTCTCATTTTTATATCAATAATACCATCATTTTGACTACCCTTGAAAGGTCCTGAATCTAATTCATCTGCTCTTTCTCTTTTTATTCCTTTTGTTCTAACTTGAATATTAACTGTTTCCTCACCAATAATAGGAAGATTTTCTAATAATCCAACCCCATCAGAAATTTGAATAGTTCCTGTAAGAGAAGGGGAAAATAAATCTTCATATAGATTAAGATCAACCCAAGCACCTACTAAATTTATATATCCTTCTGGTTTATTAGGAGAAGATATAGTAAGTTTAAGTAATTCAAAATCACCAGGAAAGCCTGGCATTTTTTCTGCTACAGGATTCTTTAAATTTTCATTTTTAGTTCCATGATTAGCAGAATCTGTAGATACTGCTATTGAATTTTTTCTTCGTTTAAGAACTTCTCCGAAATCTTTTTGTGCAAAATGATTAGGCATTATTTAAATTTCCCCGCCAATTCAGAAAGAATTTCAGAAGCATATTTTTTATCAACCATTTTTATATCTCTCTTCTCTTCATTATGGTCTACTTCCCAATTATAGCAATATACAATATCTCTATCAGAATCATTAAGAGAATTATAAGTTGTTTCATCTACTTCAAGATAAGCACGAGGTATTGCATCAGTTGTTCCAGTAGCCTCTATTCTTTCACGTACAATTTGCTCATAATGATGTATTTTATTTTTAGCTACACCAATTGATCCATATTTGTGCTTAATAAAGTCAGTAAATTCCCTTGATCCTAATGGCCAATCATAAATCGGATCTTGTATATTATTAATAAAAAATATTAACCATGTATATTTTACATCTCCATAATATTTGTAAGCGGTCATATCGGGACGTTCACCTTCTGGAATAGAATAAGGATAATATGCAACAATATCATCTAATGCCACACTTCGTATTTTAGCACGTTCCATAATATTAATTACTTTTTTAGTTACTGGTGGCATTTTTCCAGTAATATTATAACTTATTTGTGGATAGTGTACAAAAAAATCTGACATAATTATTCTTTCTCCTTAATATTAATGACCACCAACGCTTCTTCCTTGCAGATCAACGCCTCCATCTATTTTATCTCTAGTCATTATTTGCATTTCCATAAATTCTAATGACATTTGTGCGAATACGGGATATTGAGTTCCTTCAAAAAATAAAGGAACATCTTGAGTAGTGTAAGATACATCACAAGCAGTTAATACTGATTTTCCTATTCTGAACATAGGATTAGATGCATCTCTAGGTAGTCTTTTCCCATTAATAATAAACTCAATCTCAAATGTATCTGGATACCCCATTAATGCAGTAGGTGCTGTTGCATTATCACCACCTGCATATGCAGGAAGCATTGAAGATTTAAATTTATTAATTATTTTTGTTACTACTTTAGATTCATTTACGTTTTTAGGATGAAAGACAAATGAAAATTTATGTGTTCTCATATCAGAAGGGCCTTTATAGGCTGCAACGATATATGGATTTCTCACGACTCCTTTTGATCTCGATAACATAATTCTTGCAGTTTCGTTTCCCCCACCTGTAGCTACAGCATCTACTATTGTATTTTTAAGTGTAGAAGTCTGAGCTTCAATACTTGCTTTAAGGGCATCAATATTTCCGCCTTTGGAGGCTTGTAACAATTGGTCTGCTGTTCCTGCTGCCATTCCTAGTGCCGCGGCCTCATAATCAGATTTATAAGATGTTGCTAATGCATCAGGAGGAATATATAACTGACAATCCCATTTTGCTTCTCTTGTCACGCTTTTATAATCTTTAGCCCTAAAATATACCCAATGTTTCAATTCCCCTAAATTTGGGGGATATGATAATCCATTATCTGTTGCCATATAAAGTTTCTCCAATTGAAATATTATGAGAGTTCTATATATTTATATGAGATACAAAGGAAAATTTCGACCTCAAAATTATAAGAAATACAAAGGCGACCCCACAAATATCATATATCGTTCTGGATGGGAATTGGATTTTATGAAATATTTGGACAGACAGCCCCAAATACTTCAATGGAGTAGTGAAGAGATTATTATACCTTATCGTTCTCCTATAGATGGTAAAATACATAGATATTATCCTGATTTTTGGATTAAAACTTCAAATGGAGAAACACTTGTAGAAATTAAACCAAAGAAGCAAACCAAACCACCTAAACTTAATCCCAAACACAAGAGAAGATATCTGAAAGAAGTCAAGACATGGGGAGTTAATGAAGCCAAATGGAAGGCTGCGGAAGAATTCTGCGAAAACAAAGGATGGAAGTGGCAAATAATAACAGAAGATACTCTTAATAATACTAAATAGTTATATTATGGCTGAAGAATCTTATTTAGATAAATTAAAAAAAGCAATTGATACTAATGTGGTTGCGGACAAAGCAAGAGCTGCAGGAAATTGGTTTCGATCTGTTGTGAATAGGGCTAGAGGTGCATTTTCTAGTGAAACACCTTCTTCTATTCTTTCCGCACATGAGGCGGCAGCAACACAAGTATTAGGTAAGATGTATTTCTATTCTTATAACCCTAAATGGAAAGACAAACTTCCTTATTACGATACCTTTCCTTTAGTGTTTCCTATTGAAAAATATAGAGATGGTTTTCTTGGACTAAATTTTCATTATCTTCAGCCAAAAGATAGAGCAATACTTATGGATCAACTCAAAGTATATGCTAATAATAGAAAATTCGATGAAACTACACGATTACGATTGACTTATAATATGTTAAAAGGATTTACAAAAATTAAAAGAGCTAAACCAACTATACATAGATATTTAACTAGTAAGGTTAATTCTAAATTTGTTCTCGTTAATGCAGATGAATGGGAAGTAGCATTATTTCTTCCAGTAGAAAGATTTAGAAAAGCAAATAAGAAACAAGTATGGGCCGATAGCAGGAGAATGTACTAATGTCTTTTTCAGTCACTTCATTTTTGTCTAAAGCAGAAACTTTAGGATCATTAGCTAGAAAAAATAAATTTTCTATACAATTAATACCCCCAAGAGCAACTAGACTATCTACAGGTAAAATAGATTTTCTATGTAAAAAGGCAACATTACCCGCAAGAACTTCTGCAACTACAGAACACAGAATGTATGGATATGCTTTATCAGTTCCTTATGAAACTACATATGAAAATGTAACACTATCATTCCATGAAGTAAATAACTTTGAAGTAAGAAAATTCTTTGAAACGTGGATGGAATATATCAATCCTCAAGACACATATAATATAAATTATTATGATGATTATAAATCAGAAATAAAAATATATGTATATGATGATGTAATAAATGAACCAGATCCCTCAAGGGCAATTTATTCTGTAACTCTTATGGATGCATATCCTGCTACATTAAGTTCAGTTGATATGGATTGGGGAGATATGGACTTTTTAGAATTTGATGTTGACATATCGTATGTACAATGGAGCTCATCTTAATAATTAATTATTTACAATATTTGAATAGGAGAATATTATGGCTTTACCACAGGTAAGCACACCGACTTATGAATTGACAGTTCCTTCTACTGGTGAGAAAGTTTCGTATAGACCCTTTCTCGTAAAAGAAGAAAAAATATTAATGATGGCAATGGAAAGTGGCGATACCGCCGGAATGACCAAAGCCATGAAAGACATAATCACTTCATGTACTGATGGTGAAGTAAATACTAAAGATCTCGCACCTTATGATCTTGAATATTTCTTTCTTCAATTAAGAGGAAAATCAGTTGGAGAGACAATTGACATAAAAGCACCCAGACCTCCAAATTTTACTGGTTGTTGTAAGAAGGCTACTGAAGAAGATGAATGTGAATTTCATATTAATGTCGATGATGTAAAGGTTGATCAATCGAAAATTTTAAAACCTGAGATTGAACTTACAGATAAAATAGGTGTAAAAATGTTGTATCCACAAATAGATACAATATCAAAACATACAAATCCAGATGGTTCTATGCAAGCTTCTGGTGTATTTGAAATGATTATAGATTGTATTGAGTATATTTGGGATGATGATGAAATTTATCAAAAACAAGATCATTCTAAAAAAGAATTAAATGTATTTTTAGAATCTCTTAATTCAGGACAGTTTAAGAAGATACAAGATTTCTTTGAAGGAATGCCAAGATTAAAACACGATATAGATTGGGTTTGTCCTCATTGTGATAAAAAAGAAACCTTAACACTTCAGGGGATTGACGCTTTTTTCGGATAGCGCTGAGTCATGATAGTTTGATCAACCACTATCAAACTAACTTCGCCATGATTCAGCATCATAAGTGGAGTCTTACAGAATTGGAAAATATGATTCCATATGAAAGACAAATATATTCTAGAATGTTATTAAATTGGATTAAAGAAGAAAACGAAAGAATTAAAGAGCAACAAAGGCAAAGGAAATAATGGCTGAAGAAAAAACTGCGGAAGAAATTCAGGAATCATTAAAGAGTATGACAGATATGCTCTTAAAAGATTCGGAAAATAAAACGGGTTTAGAGCTAATTGCTGAAGAAAAGAGAGCTAAAAGTATAACAGATAGTATTGCTAGTTGGGCAACTTCAAATGAAAAGTCTTTGGGACAGGTAATGGTAAATGATTCTGCTAATACAACAATCTCTAGTTCTATTATTGTTAAAAATCTTAATGATTTAATGGTAGAACAAGGAAAAAATCAAGGTGAAATTTTCGATGAACTTGCTGGAATGCATATTAGTTTAGCGGATGGATTTGCTAAGCAATTTGATTTCGATGCCAAGAAGTGGGCAGCAGAAAAGGAAAGATTAGCTGAACTAGATCGAAAAACATCTGGTGATCTTGGTGTAGATGCAGTAGATAGATCTTTCGATTTTGATGTTGGTGTAATTGGTGCAGTTGCAGGAATAGCCGGATTAGTAACAGGATTTCTAGAAGGTTTCTTTGGTCCATTGGGAACTCTTTGGAAGGCAATGAAAAGTGGAACAACCAAATTCTTTAAAGCATTTAAATGGGCAGATACTCCTATAGGTAAGTTATATACTAGTATCAAAAATTGGTTTAATACAAAGCTTAAATTTACTTGGCAAGGTATTAAAAATATGATTTTCAAAAGTAAGATTGCTATTTGGTATAGAAATTTAAAAGCATGGTTTAATACAAAGATATCTTTTGGTTGGACAAAATTCGTAGACCTAGTAAAAAACAGCAAAATTGGTGGATGGTATAAGAGTATTTCTACTTGGTTTACAAACGCCAAGGCTAATACTGGATTCAAATGGACTGCATTTAAAGACCTGATAAAGAATAGTAAAATAGGTGGATGGTATAAGAGTATTTCTACTTGGTTTACAAACGCCAAGGCTAATACTGGATTCAAATGGTCTGCATTTAAAACTATGATAAAGAATAGTAAAATTGGTGGATGGTATACTAGTGTTTCTACTTGGTTTACAAATGCTGCGAAAAATACTGGCCTCAAATGGACTGCATTTAAAACTATGATAACTGAAAGTAAAATTGTAGGTTGGATTAAATCAGTTAAAACTTGGTTTACAAATGCTGCGAAAAATCCTGTTGTCACATGGACTGCATTTAAAGACCTGTTAAAGAATAGTAAAATAGGTGGATGGTATAATAGTCTAAAATCCTATTTTACTTCTGCGCAAAGAGCCGCAGATGGAAAATTTGCTCCTTCTAAGTGGACTACGTTCAAGAAATTATTTACTGATTCTAAAATTGCAGGTTGGATAAAATCAGTTAAAGCTTGGTTTCAGGGTGGATTAGGTAAAGGTGCTATTCTTACTAAAATTTCTACTCTATGGGCAAATAGTGAAATAGGAAAAGACTTTGCAAAATTGAAAGGATTATTTTCCGGCGGTGGAATAAAATTACCAGAATGGGTAACTAAAATAAAAGAGGCCTTCAAGACAGGTGGTTCATTTGATTGGTTAAGAAAAATAGGAAGAATTCTAGGTAAAATCTTTTTATTCGCACAAATTATAATGGGAGTATTCGATTTTTGGGAAGGATTTGAATCAACAGAAGGAAACCTATTTGAGAAAGTCGTAGGTGGATTAAAAGCTGCAGTAAAGGGATTCTTTGGTGGATTTTTAGATCTTGGTATTATGATAGAAGATGGATTCAAATGGATCATCACAAAAGTTGCTGGATTCTTTGGATTTGATGAAACAGCAATTGCCGCAACTATGGCAGACTTCTCTCTATTTGGACCACTAAAAGATGGACTATTCGCCGTTGTTGATTGGTTAGGTCTAATACTTACAGATCCCCTTGCCGCATTTGAAGGTTTGTTTAAAGGATATGCAACTGTAGGGAAATGGATTTATGATACTGCTCTTAAACCAGCATGGGATTGGTTTGAAGGAATGTTCCCTGATGCAGCAGCAACCATTAAACCTTTCTTTGTTGGAATAGCAAATTTAGGAACATGGATTTACGATAACGCACTTAAACCTTTCTGGACTTGGTTCAAATCAATATTTTCTGATCCTATGGGAGCCCTTATGGCTTTATGGGGAGCGGTAACAAGTTTTGGAACATGGAT